TTGCCGTTGTCCGCAGTCGAACTTATACCCGCCATGACCGTGTACGGATTCACGGTTTCAATCCCCTCGAGTGTTATATTTTTCATCTGCAGTCCCGTCGCAATCGTCTGTATGTCATATTGTTTCCAGAAGTTCCACGTCTTAACATCCTGTATGTCGTTCAACGTCAGACTTATTATATTGCATTGGTTAGTCGTAAAATTATATGTTGTACTTGTAAAACCCGCAGTCGTCATTTGTATTTCTCCAAAGTCATGTCCCATTTCCAGACGTTCGAATTATCCTGTGAGACGTCGTATTTGAACTCCCGTATAATCCAAGTGGAATTTAGATTTGAATCTGCAAGACCCGATAATGTGATTGGCGAACCGTTGTCTTTCATATTCTCGACACACTTCAACCTTGCAGTCGGTGTACTCGTCTGTGACATGTATTCCATACCTGATAATGAAACTGTCTTTGAAGTCCTGCGCAACGCCCGTGTCGTGCGTGTGGTATTCCACCAGTTGTATTTTTGGATCTCGTAATTGCTTCCAAAACTATAGTCTGTAGGCATGTTAAGATAACAGGTTGTTGTCGAGGGTGTGTAATTAACCATCGCATAACATTGGGTTGTGCGGATTTCGGGATTTATATCTGCTATATAATGAACAATAGCATAAATCTGAGTACATGAAGTATAACCTGACTCATACACTGCATGTAATGAAACACCAATTTCCATGTTATTTACATCTGCAAATGTCCACGCACCACCACCTGGTTTTGTTGTGAATGTATCTGAATGTGTCCCATAAACCCAATATGAAAAGTAATCATCACCATACAAATATGAAGGATTGAGATAAACGACACATTTACTAGAATTATAATAATTGTCATTCTTCCATGACTTTGACCTATGAAGAATGGTTACATCGGTTATTGTACCAGAACCAGTTAAATTTTCCATCTGATAGGTATCAGTTTTCCATGTATTACCACCATCGGTATCATTAATCACATAGGTATCAGCATCATCTGCAATAACATCATCTACCTTATCAAAATGATCACCAGAAGCAGGCCACTGAGATGGAATTACTGTATTAGTACCAACACCATTCGGTCTTAATGTTTGAGATGCCGCGAAACCAATTATTGAAGGACTACTACATGCGATTCCAATCTTCAAATCATCGATATTTGCCCATGTCCATGCTGCACTCGTTGCGGGGTTCTGTATCCACAACTTGTTGTATGTCGTGTAATCCGTCGTCAAATCAATATCTACAGATGAATATGTCACCGCACTCGTACTAACAAGTAACTTATATATACCTGTTGCCGCCTGGTTGTATAGATTGCTCTTTGCCCTTGCAAATACCNNCACGTAGTTTATAATGCCCGCTTCGGTCGTATGGTTTGGTAACATGTAGATGTCTGTCACTATTGAGGNATTCGTCGAATAAACATAAGTCGCATCATCATCTGGCACATCTTTATTTTCATCCACGCAACCGTAGTTTGTCGCATCCCCGACTGCCGTGAGTTGCTTTTTACCAGTGTCTGCATTCGGATAAAAGAATGAATTTAATGAACTTGGAGTCTGGTTTATTGTGAACGAATTTACCATTTAGAACCTCATAACATCAATGGGACATCAACCCAAAAATCATACGGAGTTGTACTTACTGCATGTTGCAATCTTGCAGTCGCAGTGGATGAATGTGACACATTCCATTCGACTTTCACACCCAACCTATCATATTCCGTCAGTTCTTTTTTGTCGAAACAATCAATCCAAAAATGAAACGAATCAGAATCTAACGCAAGTATTGTGTGCACGGCAGGTACAACACCCGTCGTCACCAAATCAGTATATGATGCACTACTGTTTAATTTAAAAATAGAAACACGGTAATCTGAAACTCGTGATATTGCAGTTGCACCGAATGTTATCTCTCCCTCGATGACACCTTCCATAAAATAATTCTGCTTTATATTGTGCGGATAGATGAACTTCACACCACCGTTTACCCACGCACTCGATGCCGTAGAATTGCAGTATGTCGTAATCATGTTTTTTACTAAATGCCGATTGAATGTCTGACCGCCCCATGTCGTCAACCAATCGTTCGTATATATGCCGTAAAATGTATAATAATCCCTCATGTCGTCCGACATTATCTCATCCTCGCCCTTGTTTTGCCACTTGAATCGATTAATCCCTTGCTTTGTGCAGATGCTAATTTCTGTGCAAGAGTACGCACATCCATATCGTTGTTTATTGTTGCATAAATGTGGTTCGTTATATTCACCGTTGAGTTTGCGGTTTGGTTTGCAGGCACGACGGTTTCACCCCTGTGCAGAAGATATGGTCCGGTCTCTGGAATGCCCCCGCCAAACTGTCTTGACGGTAATATACCCTGTAATATATTTCCGACGAAACCTAATGGTCCTTCGTTTGCATGAGGTGCTGGATTTATGGGAACAGGAATGCCTTNATTCATCGCCAGTGTTGGGTTTCCCTGCCAGATTGCCTTCCTTGCATTGTATGTGTCAAGTTCATTCTGTAAAATTTCTTTATTTATTGTTTGTACAAATACATAATTTGCATCGAGTAATATTTGTTCCGCATCTATCTTCACCTGTAAAGCATTAATCTCTTTTCCATATGTATTCTGTACTGTGTAAATTTCCTCATCATACCACATTTTTGTCAATTCTAATCTTTTTTGTAATGGATCAAGATTTAACTGTGCTTGGTCTATTTGTTGTTGGTTTTCCATTGTATTGATTCTCAAACCCATGTTGGCGTGTTCGAGGTCATCAATCATCCTTTGTTGTCCTCTCGTAAGTCCATGACGTTGACCATATGCAGTATATTGTATTTGCATTTCTTGAAGTGTGTTTGCGTTTGATTCCATGTTATAAATTTTATTGGATGCATTCAAATCATCAATCGCCTGTTGTTGTGTCCGTATGCTGTTTACTAAATCACGGGTTGCGGAATTTTGTATATTCACCGCATAAGATGCATCAATCAATCCCATCTGCATGTAACGTAAATCACTGTTTAGGTTGTGAATCGTCGTCAATTCTGTCATCTGGTTTTTCCAATCCGAGATGTTAGTTTTATTTGTCTGTATTGCATTTGTGGTATTTGTCAATGTTTTTTGTAAAGTATTATATTCAGTATTTAATCTGTCAACACTACCTGACAATTCATCTACATTTGATGTATTAATCGCATCGTTATACGCATAAAAAGTACGGACAAGTTGCAACATAATTCTATTTTCAGCAATCGGTATGTCTGACCAAATGTTATAAGCACTCGTATTATTTTTTATTTCGTTATTGAATGCTTGTAATGATGTGATTCCTTTTGATTGTAATGTGTCAAAGAATCCTTTTGCCGTGTTGATTGTATCTTTGTCAAAAACGGCACTTAAATCCATACCGCCAGTTAAGTTCATTTGTGAAAGTTTATATAATTCTTGTAGTTGGTCTATTGTAAATTGTGTTGTACTTGTTATTGTTTTAAATTTTGTGTTTAAATCAGTAGTATTCGTTATCAATTGTAAAGTAGATGGGTCTAAATTTTTCAGAGTAGTATTCAATGCCACAATCATCCCACGACTGCGGTAACCTTCATTATATAATGTGTACAAAACATTCACAAAGGTATCTAATGTTATCGCACCATCGTTGATTGCAGTTGCGGAACGTCCTATTAACTGCGTGAGTTGGGATACTGACAAACCAGTTTCAGATGTGATTTGGTTGAATTTATCCACAACATATGCTGCTGAATCTGCATTTAAACCAAAAGCATCTAGTGCAACACTTACCGCTTCCTGTGTTGTGTTTAAATCTTCTCCTGTAACTGTTGCTAATTTCTCAGTTTCAAAAAGTAATTTGATAGAATCAGATGCACTAAAACCTTCACGAATAAAATTCTGCAATCCTGATGTAAGTGTGGTTAAATCAGTCGCAAACATCACACTAAAATTTTTTATAGTATCTTTTAACCCACCCATTGAGACATCGAAATTGTTTGTTGAAACCGATAGACGTGCCAGACTTAATTCAAAGGCACGATTCATCTCTACACCTTTTGAGATGTAATCAATTAACCCACCGATTGCCTGTTCTGCAAACTGGATGCCTTGCGTAACTACTGCAAATGCAATACCTGTCGCAATGCCTTGTTTACTGAATATTCCAAGTTGGCTTTCAACGTGGTTTATAACCGCACTCGCACGATCCTCTGCACTAATTATTATGTTTGCCTGTCCCATCCTTCCACCATTCATCCTTTTTGTTTTCGGCAATCATGTCTTTTTCCCGTTGTGTTATCTTCCTTTGATTTTTGTTTCGGTTGTTTATATGTTCGCAAATTTCACTGAAAATCTTGGAATCCATCTCCATGAGAGAATCATAATCAATTCCAAACTGTGTCACAAAATCAAATATTGTTTCCTTTAGGTTTCCTTTTTCATCTCCGTAGTATCTTTTTTTGCCTTGCGAAAATTTGTCTCATCTTCTTGTTTGGTTGATGTTGCAATCAACTCCCAGATACTCACGGATTTTTTACAGTGAGGGCAAGAATATGTTTTATTTCCCCTCATTCGTATTGCCAGATAAATCACAAATAACTCATCGAATGAAAAGTTATCCAGAACCATGTCCCGTGTCACATTCTTATCGATGTCATGTAATACGAGAAATACTGCCTCGATATATTCCATCTCGTTCTTTTTTCGTATCGAGTCGGTTTCTTTTGTGTTCGTCTCCAAATATTCCAACAGTGCCAACTCATGCCTGTTTTTCATCTTGGGTACTTCGAAATCTTCCCCGTTGTTCATCCATTCTATTTTCATAATTTATTTCCCCTAATAATTCCCAGAACGGGAATTAACCCTAAAAAATAAAGAAAGAAAAAAAGATTAGCACGACTATGTGCTGAATCTTGCGTATTTTGCTATGAATTTTTGACCTGTTTTAATTATGTCATTCGATACATTCATATCAACAGTAAGACCGTCAAATCTTGCACTAGATAATGTCAACTTGCCGAATGCTGTCAAATTCTGGTCGACATATATATTTGTCAACTCCCCATACAATGCTGAAACTGCTGCAAATGCACCACCACCGTCATCAAGACTTATATCTACAGTTCCCGTTACGTCCAACGCACCAGGTATTGCCGCCTGTTTGTATTGTGAACTTGCTGTCCAATAATCCTGTAAGTTGTTGTTCACCGTAACATTGAAACTATCGGTTATTGTCGCTATCGCCACATTTGTGTTCTTTGCGACAACTGTGCCTGCTTTGTTGAATGCCGCATATTTCGTTCCTATTGTTGCCCCATATGTTGATGTCGTCGAAGTTCCCATGATTACACTTGCCACACTGAAATCTGCACTGCAGACCATTTCTTCACCTTTGCCTGCTTTAATACTGAATGTCTTGCACTTCGCACCCCTGAGTGCATAGTATGATTTCGTTGAACCTTTTACGTTTGCACCTATACTGAATGCGAGACTTGTCAGGTCACCTGTTGATGTCCTGTTGACACAATATGATGCAAGTGAAACTGATGTTGACTGTGAAACCCACTCGACATGCAATGTATAATCTGATGGCGTACTGATGAATCCACAGACACTCGGCGCACTTATGCCCCGCAATGCCTTGTATGTGTTGCCCCAGTCTAACTTAGCATCATATACCTTGTCTGATGGTTTCCATGATGGACCTGCTGCCGTTGATACTGTGTAAGATGTTTCAGGTCTGAAACATATCGTCCCTTCGAAGGGTAATCCTAATCCCATTGTTCATTACCTCCTTATTTTAATCCTCATTCTTCTTTAAATCTAATTTTTAACTCCAATTATTTGCATAAATCTCTACGATTCTGTGAAAATACGGTTGTTTTCCGCTTGATTCTTCCAACAGTTCCCGTCCGTCGTTCGTCACTTCCATCCAAGAAACGGAAGTCACCGAATGTCTTTGTTGCATTATCGAATTAACGAGTTTGTCTGAAATCGCCTTGCCAAAACTGCATGCACTTACGTAATCCGTGTTCATGTACCAGATGTTAAAGTCGATGTATACCTCCATTCTCCTGACATCACCCTGCACGTTATGCACGCCTGCGGGACTTGAAATCAAAACCATTTCTATGAACGGTGTCGTGTACGGGTCTCCCGCACGAGTTTCATCCGGCATCAAAATCGGGATGTCATAACTGCGGTTATTATGCGTTATCGACAGGACGTATTCATCGACAAAATCATTGTTGCAATCTTTCTTTGTGCCTATTTTCTGCCGAATATTACTTCGTGGATCGAAACTATAATAGGTGGTCATTCAACACCGCCCATTATTATTCCACGATTTTTTCTCAAATATCTCTGATATTCCTTCCAGTACATGTTCGGGTCAACCACAATCAATGGATTGTTCGACTTTATGTTCGCCAGTGTTATCTCGGAAAGTGCTGCAAACCTCTTACTTATCTCGTGGCATGCAAGTCTGACCGCCGTCTGTTGAAATAGAAAATTATCAAAACCATCATATTGCACCCAATAATCAAGATAGACTGCCTTATTGTTCTGCGGTATCGCAATGCCTGACGACTGTGTTATTGTTATCTCTCCATTCTCCGCCTGTGTCACCGTCACAATCCCATTCGCCATGTGACCTGCGGAATTTATCCAAGTCACTCTCATATCTGTGGCACATGATACGTTATTCCCTCCTACAATCCCATCCCCGTTTATGTCCGCAATCGGATAGTGTAACGTCTGAAAACTCGTGTTAATACCGTCGAAACCAGCACCTGTGTTCGGGTTTCCACCCACATTTTCTTTATAATGATGTGTGTGGACATCCCTCAAAGCGTACAGATACGAGTTCCACAAAATGTTTGCTATGTCATCATCGTTTATGCTTTTTGCATCCTGGCAACCCATCGTCTGCCTGACGTCAGGTATCCCATCCCAGGGCATTATGAAAAACTCACCGTATTCGTATGTCTTGTTGCCCGATGTGACTGTCTCAATCCTTGTCACGTACCTTCCGAATGTCGCACTTGATGAGAGATTATAATTCCTATAATACTGTCCGAGTGCATCACTCGTCATCGATGCAGAATTTACCAATGTGAAACCACATGGGTCGAATATCGATATACTCACTGTCGATGGTGTTGTCACCGTACTCGTTCTATTCCGTATACTTGCCCTTGCGACAAATGTTTCGCCTCTCTCAAAAATTGCCACACTCAACACACTCCTATTTTTTTAATCTTATTTGTTTTTTCATTTGCAATGTCAATCAGATATTGGTTTTCATTGCCTGTTTTTATCCTGTTTTTGTTTTCGTTTGAAATATCTATTAAATTTTTATTCTCATTAAGGATTTTTATTCTGTTTATATTCTCGTTTATCAGTTGTATGCAGGCGTAATCTAAAATTGCACCAATTGGAGTTCCACCGATTGTCGTGAGATGGTCGACAGGTTTGTTGATTGTTTCTGAAAGATATTTTGAGAATGCGATGACCATCGTGTCAGTCGGCGCACCTATCGTTTCTGCCAATGCTTTTATAAATAGTTTCGTGAGTGAATCTGTCGGTGCGTTCACCGTGTCTGAAACTACCTTGTAAAAGAATTTTGTCAAACTGTCTATCGGTGCGTTGATTGTGTCTGTGAGTGTCCTATAATATGTTCCAACCTTGCTTAGTGAATCTGTTGGTGTATTTATTGTCTCCGAAAGTGCCTTCATAAATGACTTTGTCAACGAATCGGTGGGTGCGTTAATTGTCTCCGTAAATGCCGCCTTTGTGAAGAAGTTAGTTAATCCTTCTGTCGGTGCGGCGATTGTTTCTGCCAAAGATTTTCTAAATAGATTTGTCATTGATTCGGTGGGTGCGTTTATGGTTTCAGAAAAACTCAACAATGTAACCAACTTGGTTGCCAGACTTTCCGTTATCGCCGCAATCGTCTCTGCGAATGCAGTCAATGTGACGAAATTCGCAAGTCCGTCAGTCGGTGCGTTAATAGTGTCTGTCAATGCTTTTGAAAAACTGTTTACTAACCCTTCCGTTGGTGCGGGACGCGTGTCCGATAATACTTTTCCAAATAAATTTACCAATCCATCCGTTGCTGCAGCGATTGTTTCTGTAAAACTTTTTACCCATGCACTTGCACCAGATGCAGGATATAATGATTCACCTGGCAGACCGTCAAACCAAAATTTGTTTGTACCTTCATCTTGGAGTTTAACTCCCTCGAATGGTAGACCGTCAAACCAGTATTTTTGCCCACCGAGTGGATCAACTGCGCCCATTATGAAACACTCCAATCGTCAATATTTATCCATCCACTAGTATGTCCTGCACCGCCAGAATTTACACAGAACTCCAAAATAGCATCATCTGAGACTACCGCAGTTGTATTTGTCAATAACTCAAATGACCCTTTTCCTGCATCTGTTGCAGTTGCAAGTACGGTGTCTGCCGTTATTCCTGCAGCAACATTCTTTTTTAATACCAAAGTTGGATATACACCATTATATACTGCCCCATCTCCTGCCGTACTTGCACGAACATATACATTAACCGTTATCGTGCCGCCACTTGCGACTGCCGCCTTTTTGTGACCTGATTCTGCAACACCCGAACTTCCTGTGGTGACTGTTACCCTTTCACTTGGAGATGCGGTTCTCCACAAACCTGCAGTTGTATCTATATCAATTATTCCATATTTTTTCCATGTCCTATGTTTTCCTGCAGTTGCATCGTGTTTTGCAGACCTTATCATATCATATGTATCATCATTAAAATTTGACTGTCCTGTAATTTCAGTTCCAGATGCCAAGTTGCAATTACGTAATACAATATTACTACAAGACATTCTAGTACCTGATAAATTAATATCATTTGTATGTGTCGTCAACCCTGTTCCTGCGACACCAAAATTGCAATTTTCGAAAAATATATTTTGGAGAAATCTGGATGTAAGATATATGCCGTTTGTTGTCGCAAAAGTTGAATCTCCATTAAAATTACAACTATTGAATATAAAATCTGTAAAATAATAATCGGTACAAAAATTATATAAATTATTTCCAAAAAGAACTACATTTGAAAAAGTTAGATTTTTATTTGTACTTGTCATTCTTATACCTGCTTCGCTACCCGCCCCACCATTATTTCTCCAAAATTTACAATTAGATATTGTGCCGTTAGTTATATCTTGAGTCGAATCAAATCCACTTTTAAAATTGGAATGAGCAACATTTCCTGAAAATGTACCAAGTGGAACAGTGACTTCTTGACATATAAATGCAGTTCCATAAATACCACTTACATAATTATTGGTTATTGTACAACCAATATCACTTAAACTAAAACCATATGAGGAAGATGCCACAATTCCAATGAGAATATTATTGGAAAATATATTTGTTCCACTTGTTGCTGTTAAAAAAATCATGGATGTTCCAGTGGTAAGATTATATAGATTGTTGTGATGTATGTTGATGTTACTTCCAGATGCACTTACCACAAAAATCATATACTGTTTACAGTCACGAATACTACTATAACCTATGTTGCACGTTCCTGTAGTTGTCGCAATCTCTATGCCTCTTTTTCCTGTGGTTGATGTGCCAATATACCTGAAATCAGTCCATGCTACTGAGACTGTTGATGTTGCCGCTAAATAACAATATGCAGCTGCTGTTAAAGTAGAACCAGTGCGTATAGAAACATTACGATTCAACAGAATACATTCTGCGGCAGTTGGTGTTGAACCACTGTGGATATATGTTGTTGCCAAAATACATGAAACTGTTGATCCTGTTGCATTGGCGTAAAGTTGCCTTGATTCATATTCAGAATATGTCTGCCTTGTCGGTGCAAGTGCAATATAATCGTTCTGTAACCAACCAGTATCCCTATCTACTTGAAGTGTTTTAGAACCTGCTGCCGCATACGCATTAAGATAGCAACTTACGACGCTTTTTGCCGCCGTGCGTGATTGTCCCTGTGAATAAAACGTACCACCGTTCTCTACTTTTAAGCCAAAATCCCCATCTGAGACACAATCAAAATATAGACTTGCCGTACTTGTCCGAGGTATCGGTGTTGCAACCGTACCGATGTTCAATATCCCGTCACCCCACACTTCCATGACACCACTTGTTTTTAATATGTACGCCTTTGATCCCATCGTTTCATATTTCAACGTACCGATATTTCCTATTTCAATCGCACCATAATCTGTTGCTGCAACGGAATTCATGTAGATTGTTATCGGTGTTTCTGCCGCCGCACCAGTCTGTTCTCCCGCAATGTAAAGAACGTCTGCTGCCGCAGCAGTCGCTGTTGTGGTTGTTCTTACAATACGTGTCCATTCGGTAGTCGTACTAGAATAAAATTTTGCATTCGCTGCTGAACCTGCCTTGATTCTAACACTATAATCTGCACCACCATCTGCCGTCAATGTCGCAGCGAACTTAAAGAATACCCACGAAGGATTTGTTGGCAAATCTGTCGCATTTACTTGAAGTCCGTGATCAAATAGTGCACCATTGAATATCGCAACTGAAACCGTACTTGTCGTGGTCAACTGTTGGCAATAACACAGAACACCATCTAATACATCAGCATTTGTCATTGTAAAAAATTTACTTTGTACCCATGCTGCAGTTGTATCGGTTGATGCGGCATGTGAAATCTGTTTACAAGTAGCCCCAGTTTCTGTAGTCTTGAATACTGCTGTTGTAATACTGCCAGTAGACGCAGAAATTAGATCAACCATAAAACTCCTATGTTATTTCTTGCCCGATATATGCAGTCAGGTTGTCTTTTATCGTGTACATCTGATTCAATTTTGACCGTTCATCCGCAATCATATCCTTGACTGCCTGTACTGCACCGTAGTTCGCATAGAACAGTTTGTACGTCTTTGTTATAACAACGCCACGTCCAACGTCCTCGAACTTTATGTTCACGTTTATCGAACCAGACTCAACCGTATCTGGATATACATTTACCAAGTATGACTTAAAAGCCATCCCTTTAACCTCCCTTTTTGATTAAACTTTCTTAAAGTTTAACTATATGTGACCGTCCATGTTGCCTGAAGTGAATCTCCTGCCGCCTTTGTGACTGCAATCGTCGCAGTAGTCATCATAGTCGCAGTAGCCAATGTAGAAAACATCCCTATCTCGGTCAATGTACCTGAATCTGTACCTGCGCCAAATGTACATACTGTAGTCACTACCGCACCCGCAGACGTACTTGATGTCACCGCAGTTCTTGCACCCGCACACGGAGTTGTCAAATCTGTTGCACCGACACCACCCATCGCACCAGTACCACATTTCATAAATTGATATAGTCCTGCTGCCAAAGCAGGTGAACTGTCCACCTGTGTTGCCACTGCAGTCGCATGTGCCGTCTGGACTTGGTTCATCGTCATGCCGTTTGCTTTCTCATTTCCATTCTCATCGTAGAGAATCCACGATAATTGTCCGACTGGTTTAGAAATCGTTTCTTGTTGATTCATTATTAATCCTCCAATTTAAAAAGTTCTTCAAAATCCTGATTTTCTTCAAAATTTTTTATCTTGTTTTTTTCTTCACATTTTGATAAATGATAAATTTCCTTGTGATTCTTTTTATTCCTAAACGTCCTCATAGTCTCAACTCAAAAAAGAAAGAAAAAGAAAAGAGAGAAGTTATCTCTCTTAACCGTTTATGATGTGTCCGATTGCATTTGTGTCTAGTGCGTGAGTTCCCCAATACATCCAGATTGTTTCTCTCACTTTGTCACAGTATGGTATGCGTTCTTCCTCGAACTTCGGATGCATTCCCCATGCCTCTCCGACTGCTCTTGAAGAATCGATAATAACCGCCACTGTGGTTGCACTTACTGTGGTACATGATGCGGCGTTACATGTTTCTATGACTTTTAGACCTGCGACTTCAATAAGATGGTCACTGCTATCGAATTTGATTGCGGGTGTCATTATTGACGATGGCGGAAATTCGCCGTCTTTGTAATATAGGTATGCCGCTATCGTTGGGTCCATCATAACGTAATCAGGATGCATCCCACGGTGTTCCATCTTTTTTGCCACGTTGACTATGCCGTTGTATAAATCAGTTCTTAACGAACAACATGACGCACTATAAACTGGATGGTCACATGATGCAACTGAACGTAAATGGTAGCGCTGTCCTGAATTTGCTATTAGTGCCGCCCATATTGCGGTGTCTCTTGCAGATGCCAATCCCTTTGCCATCTCGTTGAGTATCTTGTCTTTTACTGGTCCGTTCGCCTTCCATAATGAGTAACTGCACATTTCATCGTAATCACCATATGGTTGAATCGTGATTGAATACGTGCCAAGTGTACTTGAAGTTGCACTCAGACATTGACATGCGTGCATGGGTCCTTGTGCCACTCTTGCAGGCACATAACGGACTTGTACTATTCCACCAGTTCCCTGCGCAGCATCGTAATCCAATGCAGTCACGACACCAGATAGTTTACCATAACAGACTGATGCCTCAAGTATCAAATCTGCGTAGATATCCACTGGTATCCAAGACGTAGCTTCTGTATCTCCGGTTAATTGTTCTAAAGTATCCATTTACTTGCCCCCTTTTCGCGCGTATTCGCCCTGTGATAGTCCTTCCATGATTTCGATGTATGACCTGCCTGAAACCTTCAATCCCTTGTTTTGCGCCGTCTTTATGAATGATGCCTTGAATTGTTCCAGACTCTTGTTCCCTGTGAGATTCATGGATTGCTGAGTTGCCGTCTCATTGAGTTTTGACTTGCCGTTGTAACCTAATTGTGTCTTCACCTTCTCCGTGATTCGTACTTCTAACTCCTCTTGTTCTTTCTTTTTGAGTTCTTCTTGCTGTTTTGCAACTTTTACTTGCTCTGCAGCCAACTCCACTTCGAGATTATGCTTTCGTATAGCATCTAACTCTAATTGGAGTTGTTCAACTGTTTTTTCAGTCATTTATTTTTTCCTCCTTTGTTTTTCAATCTCAATTTCTAATTCTAACTTTTTTCTAACCTCATCCTCATCTTGATAATTGCCCACACCTGCCGCCTTTGCAGCCGCCTTCAACTTCGGCATCGCCTTGTCGCCGAACGGTGACTGCGGTGCTCTTGCAAGTGCGTTCCGCAGATGCGGCAAGTCGACTTTCCCACTTGCATCTTTATATGGAAAATGCCTAAGACTTCTCGGTGTTGTTTTGCCTGAACTGTCCTTAGTCCCACCAGGTTCGATGTATGCGAACGAACTATCTGGCAAGTCATTGATGTATTGTGATGTCCAAACTGCTAAATCCTCTGTCAATTTATCAACCTCTTTTTCTATTTCTTTCAAATTTAATCCTATGCCAATCCCGCATCCCGCCTTGTCATCACATGCACCCTGGAATACCGTACTCAATGCCTGAAATTGCAGGTCGTAAAGATACGGCACTTCGTCATTCTCCTCATAACCCTGTTGCTGAAAACTAGTCCCTGTCGGGAGTTCCTTCGCTTTCACTTTCTTGTTAGAACCCCAAAAAGACACACTTACGTTCGGTGTGCGCCCTGCGTCCTTGCTGACATCTATAAAATTCTTCCACGTGTTGTAATGTGGTGCTTTCTCGTTCACAAAGATGTCCGTTTTCATCTTCTTGCTTATCGGATCGACTGTTGTGTTCTTCTGATACCCGATTATATACTCTATGTTCGGGTTGCCGTCCGTGTATGTCGTCCCCCAATGGTTTATGTCGTGATATGCACCGTTCATTGATTCTGCGGCTTTTGATATCTCACTGAATGCCAGAAATTTACCATGATAAAACCTGTCTCCTATGACTGCAACCGCCGTATATTTGTTGCCTTCAGTATTACTAAATTGTTCTTTAACGTCCGATACAAACTCGATTGCCTGGTCGCAGTCCGCATCAAATGTATATAATTCTTTCTTTGGTGCTGATTGCTGTCCTCTCCCACCATCTGGTGTCGTATCATCACCACCTGGTTGTTGCGGCATGTATATCGGTCTTGCATCCCAACCAACTGCTTTTTCTAATTTGCACCTTTGAATAAATGTATCTTTAGGTTCATTTTGTGTTGGGATAGCCATGTCCTCGTTGCCCTTTGCTGAGTATCCCTTTGACTTGTGCCACATGGCATAACAGACTGCCGTTGCCTGCTTGTTGTCGTTTGCTGTCCCATCCTTTAATACAATCGGAATGCACCGACTGATGTAATCCTTCTCACTTTCCCCAACTTTAACATCAGGTATAATCCTCACCGTCCTTATTGTTCGTTTAAAATATTTATTGCAGAATGATGTACATAATTATGACATGATTTGCAAAGTGTAATTCCATTATTAAAATCTAAAATTATTTAACTTCTGAATTTGCCTTTTTGACTTCGTCTTCAATCTCTTTTTTTATGATACCCTGCCATTTAATCTGCTGTTTTACAGGCACAAAAATATCTTCATCTTTCGCCATGTCAAATTGCCCTATTTTATTTTCATCCTGTAATTTTTTCGTATTCGCCTTTGTCTTTTGCCATGTCGGACAGTACCATTTCTCTGGCGGATTGACATAATAAGGTAATTCTTTTCGTATTGTTTCATCATTTAATATTTCATTCAATATCCAAAATGCAGGGTCACGATACGCCGTGTCTTTGTCACACACCCACATCAAGAACGAACCCAAGTCGATGATTATGCCTTTATGATAATGCGTTCCCATGTGCGAACCTGCTTCGATAAGATTTGTGTGTATCTTTCGTATGACTGGATTGGGTGAATTAAACAGATCATCATGCACAACATCCAAGACAGTCTTGCCTTCAGGTATCACAATGCCGTATGACTTTGCCTGTTTCGTAAGTTCGCGCTGCGCGTACCATGCAATTAAACGCATCTTGAGTTTTGGGTCATCTGCGAATATTATATCTGACATTATTTCAGTTCCTTCGCCTTTTTTACTAATTCATCAAGAGTCTTATTATCACGCAATATTGTCGGCAACCTGTCCGCCATAGGTAATTCATTTCCGTCAGATGTGTTCACCTTTTCAAAAAGTTCCTTATCCTTCAATTTATGTCCCGCGAGTGTCCATTGCCATAGATATTTTAATGTCCTCATCGTTGATTCGTTGAACTCATCCTCACGGTGTTTTCTCTGTGCGACTATACCAACGTATTGGTTTTCCAACATATGAAATGAGTCTATGTGATGTTGTATGAACTTGCTCTTTTCCTCTTTCTTAAGATGCCTTTGGAATCCACCCATCGGCACGATTATATCTTCTATTTTAAATTCCTTCTCAAGTTCCAAATCTGTTATTGCTTTCTTGAGGTTGATTAATTGTATTCGTGTCTGTTCTTCTTGCTTTACCAATGCTGCTAATTCGTTATTCCTTTGTGACAGTTCTTGAAATGCCTGTACTGCCTTTTCATCAAATGCACCCACTTTTACGGGCAACGGTTCATATTTTTCCTCTTGCTTTACTTCGTGATTATTCTTCTTTTCTTCCACAATTACCACACATTCCCAATTCTATACTCCAATAGTTTACACCCGTTTTGCCGAACCTTCGTTTGCATTTGACACATATCATAGGAACTCGTAGGTGTCTTTCACAATGCGTTTGAACTGTTCTGCCGTCATGCTCACTATGTCGCCGTCATCATCTGTTATGTCCACCGTGTCGTTCGCCACGTCATATTCCACTTTAGGACAACATCCCCCACTTGGTCGTCCACATTCATATATCATTTTCATTTCTGTTTCTCCTTTTGATTTTTCATCCACATTAAGTCGGCTATCGTTATTTCATCTAATTTCCCACGTGGGCATTCAAGATTTGTGCATACCAATGTATCCATGCACCATATCAGAGGTTTACCGCATTCACACGACGGTAAGTCATCCTTTGGAACTCCGATAAACATCTCCTCAGACATTATTCTCACTCAATGATTTCTCAATCAACTTGATTATCTGGTCGGTCTTGTCGTACAACGCAGAACGCAAAAACGGACGGTAACTCGGGAACTTGCCACTTACAGGACCCATGTAAACGTACGGGTCTTCTGGTGTGCCCGCCTCCATCTTGAACGTGCCGTACTCGACATAGTCAGCGTAATCCGCAGATGCCCTGACTTCCTGCGTCAAGTCGCTTATTTTGTGGTGCATAATGCTCTTTTGAAGTCGTCCCGTTGCGACTGGACATCTTAATTTTGCTTCACCCTCAACAAGAATCGCAGACTGTTCGAGTGCATTACTTACTTTTTCCTTGTTGACAATCTTCCCCAAATCCACCTGTAATTTTTCAAAACCATCCAATCGTATTGATATGTTCATGCGCCCTCCACGACTGGATAAATCGTACACAAACAATTTGGGTGTTCTGGCGGTTCAGGATCACCCCAGTCAAACACCTGCCCGTGATTTTCCTGGCAGATGTCACAACAATAATATCCCAAAGTCGCCAACCACTGCCACTGTGAAATGCCCGCCTTTTGATATGTCTCTGAGATTGCCGTGTTATAACTATATGCGATTTCCGTGCGTGCGATGGTCTTCGCCCGTGCACTGTCGATTCCTATTTGGTTGCTTATGTTCTTGGCGATCTCGTTTGTTCCCATCCCTTGCTTTATCCCATCTGTCATTATTCCCAACAGATTCGCTTTCATATCCTCGGTCATCTTTGTGACCAAGCCGAGATTCCTTGTGTTTAAATCCTCGATTGCACGCATGTCGTAGATACTCAGTTGCGGGTCAATCTTGATTGTATTCAAACGTGGATTTTTAGATGCCCTTTTCTTGCCAATGCTGTAACTGTTCTTGATACTGTCATTAATTACTTTAGGCGCACCTGCATAGATTGTTGCGTCTGCAGTCGTATTCAACTTGTCACTGAACTCTTTTAAGAATCCCTTTTTGACTGTCGCCAATTCCACATTCCTATCCAACATGCGCATTAAACCTGGTTTCAATTCATTATCAAATTTGTTAAATAATCCTTGCAGTTTCTTTCTGTAACTTTCCCGCAACATCGTCGTGTGTGTCGCATCCACGAGTTTCACATTCGGAAGTTTTAATTTTAAAACCATTGCGATCCAACATAACTTTCAATATATTCGGTGTAAAATGCATTAAATGAAATTTCAACTGATTCAACTGCACTCATTTGCCTTCCCCTCATCCACGCATCTCGGACATTTCTCGCAGTCGCCCTCACCATAGAAACATGCGTGCTTTCCACAGAATTTGTATGTCATTTTTTTACTTTCCTTTTCTCTTTTGAATTCTTACAAGTAGATTTCGCTTCATTTATTTTTCACCTCTGATTTTTCCTTCGCCTCCTTTAGGCGTTTCTCCTGCGCTTTTAATTCCAATTCGCCGAGTGTTTTCTCCCTTTCGATTTTCATCTTCTCCTCAGTCGTCAGAAGTCCCGCATAGAAACGCTGAGTCGCCACAGGGACGTTCACAGGGTTCGGCGTTGGTATCGGTTGTATGATTGTTGTAGGCGGTGGTGGCGGTTGTTTTATAGGTACCGCACCCTCAAGGACACTTTTCCCACTTAATTTCTCGATGCCATCCTTTGCAATCTGTCTGTACTCATCCTCGTTTATCGCAAAGGAATCCATCATCAATTTTGCACCCTCCGAACGCAACTTGAAAATCTGTGCTTCGCTTGTCTCATCTATATAAATATTGTTCCAAACAATCTCATAGTTGTCGAATGTACTGCCGTTGCCCTCTAAAACCAACTTATAGATTCTTTCCAAAATCGGCGTGAAGATTGTTTCCTGCAGGTTTATGATGTTCTTGTAGTAGTCCGCAAGACCTATCTCACTGCCTGTCAGTTGTCCTGGTTGAACCCCCGTCAAAACATACTGCGGCATATCTAATACTGCGGCGATGTTGATGAAGAAATAGTCATAAAATTCCTTTGGCGACATCATGGATGGATTAAGAACCTGCCATGTCGTGTTCTCATCATGCAGATTTATTTTTTTTCTAGTTGTGAGTTTCTTTTCCGCTTCCTTTAAATCCGTGTCCGATGCACCCTGCAATGTCGCATCAAAAATACCGCTTCCCGCCCACTCGATGAACTCACCGAAATACTTGTCCGCGTTCATCTTAGATGTGAGAATCCTATGGCAAGTGTAGATATCACTTATACCGAATAGGTGTCCAGGCAGACGTTTCTTGACGATATGTATGATGCGGTTTGGATGCATGAACGTCTCCGAACTCTTGCCTTTCAACGGTGCGGTCTTGTAGATGTAATACTCGACGTCGTCCGTCTTGCTTTTTCTTGCCGTCTTGTCGATGTACGCCGCATCCAATACATTCAAATCGACTGGCGCAGATGTGGGGATGTCATCCGTTATACTTGCGTTTAATTCCTCGAAAACAATCTCTATGAATCCATCGCCAAAGGTATTTGCACTGACACCGCCGAGTTGCAACTTGTATTTTATGTTCGACTTCTTGTTGAAATCCTCTATCAAAACCTGGTCGGCAGGGTCCATGTCGTCACCCGTCTCCTTGTTCACGATTTCAAACCATGCCGAGAAGATATCTTTATTCTCCTTCCATATCGCCTTGCGGATCATCGGTTCTTGAACCATCACGTCACCCAGTGTTTCCCGCGAGATGCCCGTGTTCGGCGCTTTCTCATCTGCCATCCCAAAATAGAACTGTTTTTTTGCGGCTGTACTTGGTTCTTGTAAGTTGTATCTTACCTTCGCCCTTTCTTTCCAATATCCCATTTACTCCCCCTCGTTTGATGAAACTTTCCAAAAGTTTCAAGTAAAAAACTTCATGTTGCGGTTGTAGACCTCAAACTCGCTTTCCATCGTACCCAACAATTTCGTTATCGCCAGATAAATCATGTATTCCTGTTGCCGTTCCTTACCTGTCAAAACTGACGGGCATGACAAACTTCCTAAATGGTTCATATTCACTCACTAGATATCGCAATGCATCAACGGCGTGGTCATCTTTCTTCACGGGTTCTTCGTTGTAGTTGCCCGTCGCCTTGTCTTTCTCATATCGATATGATTCTAACTCTTTGACGACATTCTTGCAGGATACATCAATAAAAATCATGTCTTGTTTGAACAACGACTTGACTTTGCTCATCCCACTGTTTGCGCCTATGCGTGTGTTGTCTGCGTCCACTGCCCGCATACCTTTGCGTTTGAATGTCTCGATTGCGTTAAGCCCTGATGGGTCGCAGAATATCTTTCTGAACTGATACTTGAGGAACAACGGCTTTATGTCCTCGGCAATCTCGTCGTTTGTGCGGTCTTTTCGGTAGTATTCGTGGATGATGGTCAACTTGTTGTCAGCATCCACGCCACCAATAAGCAGACAAGCAGGATTACGGTATCCGTCATCATATCCTGCAATGTAGTGTTTGAAAACCTTGCCACTGAAATCGCCTACGTGCTTCTCTTTCTTAAAGTCCTTATAAATCAAACCCTCGAAGTCGCCCCACTTTCCCTGCAGATAACGCCTTGTGTAGTCGACATCGTATGAGTCTTCCATACTCTTGATGTATTGTGGCGGCAAAAATGTGTTGTCATATGTCGATGTCTCGATTACTTTGTATTCTGGTCGCTTTTTTTCCCCAAAGAAATACTGATACACCCAACTCAGATATCCTGATGGGTTGCCCGTCAGCAACCCTATTTGATTCTTAACCGACGTGCCCCGCAAACGCCCCTGCAGCATCAAGAAGATACCCTCGTCGATGTCCACTGGTTCGTCTAAGCCAAAACCGTCTAAATTAAGGGATTTAAACTTGCTCGGTTCTTCGCAACTTCTAAATAGAATCTCACTGCCGTTGTATGCATGCCATATCGTTTCGCTTTTATTCCATGACTGCGTGAGTTCGATGTTAATCCCTTTCTCTTTTAATGCGCTTTGATACAAGTCCAGTTCCTCAAAGAAAGTATGAATAACAGTATCCCGAAGCATAGGGTAAGTCTGACAACCAATAAGCCATCTGCTTTTTGGGTTGTCTATCGCCTTCCCTAAGATTGCGTTGCATAA